CTCTGAAAACTCAATTTCAATTGGAGCTTCATATATCAAAACACCTCTAGTATTTTGAATTGAGGTGTGACCTTGAGAAATCAAGAGTTGATTCAAAGTAGATAAGTCTTTATATACAGTTCGAGAGGATACATTGTGCTGCTCTGCAAATTTCTCGACAGAAATCTGCTCAGCTTCTCGGCACAATATATTAAATAGATTTTCCACTCGACTTTTCATTTTATTTTCACCTCATAATTAGGTTATATGCCGTTCCAGACTCGAACAAATATCATTTTATTCACCTACTTTCTTTAAAGGATAATATAAGTATATCTTGAAAAATTAAAAAATCAATCGCCTTTTTAGAATTTGTAGGCGTAAAAGAACAAATCGGAAAAATAATCTCGTTGGCATACAACGTAAAAAATGAATGGGAGTGAATAGATTATGAACAAAGAAGATTTGTTGAAATTAGGTCTGTCAGAAGAGCAGGCAGAAAAGGTGCTATCAGCAAATGCGGAACAGTTGAAAGGATTTATTCCGAAATCAAGATTTGATGAGGTAAATAATACCAAAAAACAGCTGGAAAAGGATTTGAAGGACAGAGATGTGCAGCTTGAAAATTTAAAGAATAGTTCTGGAGATGTGGAAACAATGAAACAGACTATTGAAAATTTGCAAAGGGACAATAAGGCGGCAAAAGATAATTTTGAAGCTGAACTTGCTAAATTTAAATTGGAAAGTGCAATTGACACTACGCTGCTTAGTTCAAATGCAATTAACACTAAAGCGGTTAAGGCTTTGCTTGATATGGGCAAAATCAAACTGGATGGTGAAGTTCTGATTGGCATTAATGAACAGATAGAGGCTTTGAAAACTGCTGAAGACAGCAAGATGCTATTTAAAACGGCAGAATCAAAACCGAAGGAGCCTAACTTTTCAGGAGTTAAACCTGGAGAAGGGAATACAGGTACAGAAGGTGCAAACCAAACAAAATCATTAGGAGACGCCATAATGGCAAGACTGATGGTAAATAAAAATGAATAATAGGAGGTGGCTTATATGCCAATAACATTAGCAGAAGCTAAAAAGAACGTACAGGATGATTTGCAGATTGGAGTAATCGATGAATTTGCAAAAAGTAATTTTATTATGAGTAACATACCGTTTGACAACGTGGTATCGCCTACTGGTGGAGGAACTACAATGACTTATGGTTATACGAGGTTGAAAACTCAACCAACTGCTGACTTTAGGGAAGTCAATCAGGAATACACACCTGCGGAAGTTTCTAAAGAAAGACACAATGTAGACTTGAAAATCTTTGGGGGATCATTCCAGATTGATAGAATTATTGCAGATATGGGTGGAATTGTTTCAGAAGTTCAACTGCAAATGACTCAAAAAATTAAAGCGGCGTCAGCGTTATTTAATGACACAGTTATCAATGGGGATTCAGGAGTAAATGCGAAAGCGTTTGATGGACTAGAAAAAGCAGTTACAGGAAGTACAACTGAATTTATCCCAACGGCAGCAATTGACTTATCAGACTCGGCAGCGGTAGACACAAACTACAAACTGTTTTTAGACTTGTTAGATGAGTTTTTGATGGGGCTAGATGGAACGCCATCAATGTTAGCTGGAAATACAAAACTGATTGCCAGATTAAGAGCCTGTGCAAGACGTTCAGCCCAATACACTGTTACAATGAATGAATTTGGACAGCAGGTTGAAAGATACGGAGCGATCCCATTTGTTGATTTGGGAACGAAAGCGGGAACTAATGACCCAGTTTCAGCAATAAATGGACAAGGGGAAACGTCTTTATACGCTGTAAGATTTGGTATGGACGGATTCCATGGAGTTGCACCTACAGGAAACGCTTTAATCAAATCGTGGCTACCTGACTATAAAACGGCTGGGGCAGTAAAAACAGGAGAAGTGGAAATGGTTGCGGCAGTTGCATTGAAAGCTACGAAAGCTGCAGGAATTTTCAGAAAAATCAAGGTTAAATAGGAGGATTTTGTATGGCTTTTAAAATATATGCACCAAATGAAGAATATTCAGGAAGCAGTGCTGGAGTAACTTTTGTAAATGGAGTTGGAGAAACAGATAACCTGTATTTGATTGAGTGGTTTAAGGATCACGGATACAAAGTGGACGAAGAAAGCATTGATTCTGAAGAAAAAACTAAGAAAACTAAAAAATAGGTGGTAGAGATGAATTATATCAAAGACATCAGGGAAGATGTAAAAAAATATTTAAAGTCGCTGGGTTACGAAGTTGTAGATGGCGACTTATTTTTATTAGACAATTCCATTCAGACAGTAAAGTATTACATCTGTAATAAAACTAACCAAAAGAAAGTTCCTGAAGGATTAAAATATATCTGGATAAACAGAAGTGCGGCTGAGTTTTTGAACTTCAAATTGAAGTTAAATCAGCTTAATATTCCGGGATTAAACTTTAACCGAATAGCAAAAGAGATAAGTGAAGGAGAAACTAAAGTGGTCTTTGAGGACAGTAAAACCACAGGAGATAAATTTGAGGTATTTTTATCAATGCTTTTAGCTTATGGAGAAAGCGAGATACTCAAGTACAGGAGGCTGGTATGGTAAGCGAAATTTTAAAAAGTGCAAGAGAAGCGATACACTCGATGTGGGACGGCCTGTGTACTGCTTTTGAAAATAAGAAATCAAAAGACAAGTACGGAATAGTAAGTTCTGAAAAAGTGGAAATATGCAAGAATGAGCCTTGCCGTCTAAGTTTCAAAAATATCAGCCAAGCAGAACAGACAGGACTGGGGGCTAATGTTTCTCAAGTTGTCAAACTGTTTATTTCTCCAGAAGTGTACATTCCTCCGGGAAGTACAATTGAAGTTACTCAAAATAACGTGACAAGGAAATATAAGCACAGCGGAATATCAGCAGTTTACACAAATCATCAGGAAATTATACTTGAAGCGGAACAGGAGAAGGCGTAATGGCAAGTTCAAAGATAAAGGTGCAGTTTGATGGGCTGAAAGAGTTCCAAAAAATAATTGAAGAGATGGAGAAGGAAAAGGAGCAGTTAATGATTGACACCATAAAAGAATTGGCTGCGAGATTGTTACGTAAAGTAATTAAAAGGACGCCTTCAGACACTGGTAATCTAAGAAGAAACTGGGCTGTATCAGATGTGAGAAAAAATGGAGAGAATTACGAGATAGAAGTTTCAAACTCTGCTGAATATGCGAGCTATGTTGAATTTGGGCATAGGCAGACACCAGGAAGATTTGTTCCTGCTATCGGGAAGAGATTGAAAAAGTCTTGGGTAAAAGGTAAGTTTATGTTCACAATTTCCGAAAATGAACTGCAAAAGCAAGCTCCAGCTGTTATTGAAAAGAAGATTACTGAATGGCTTAAAAAGTTAGGAGGATAGATGCTAAATGAAATTGTAAATGCAATAGGGTTGAAACTGTCTGAAAATTTTGAAGGGATAGACGTACACAGGGAAGAACTGGAGCAGGGTTTTAAAGAGCCTTGCTTTTTTATTGACTTGTTGAATCCTAGTGAAAAACAGATTGTTGGAAACAGGTATTTAAGAAGCTATCTTTTTGACATTGTATATTTTCCTGAGAGAAAGAAGGCTCAAGATATATTTGAAACGCTGGATAAACTTTATACTGTGCTTGAGTACATAAAACTCGACGATGGAACACTTGTTCGAGGAACTCACAGGAACTCAAGGGAAGAGGACAAAGTACTGCATTTCTTTGTTACGTATGAAATGTTCATTTACAAACTGGATGGAGAAAAAACAAAAATGGGAAAACTTGGAATAAATACTGGATTGAAGGAGGATTGAAATGGCAGATAACAATACTGTTGAAAACAAGACACAAGCAAAAAAAGAAAACACTGAAAATAAATCAGATGAAACTAAATTTGTAAAAAGTCAGATTATAGGATCTGATAAATACAAAAATAGAGCCGATATATTAAATGTTTTATTGGAAGATGACAAGGAATATACGTCATCAGATGTCGATAAAAAATTAGAGGATTTTTTAGGTAAGGAGGTTAAATAATGGCGTATGGTGGAGGTACTTGGCTAGTACAGAATAAAGTTTTGCCGGGTACGTATATTAATTTTGTAAGCAAGGAAAGAGCGGAACTTGTATTCTCTGATAGGGGATATGCCGCAATCGGAGTTGAGCTTGACTGGGGTGCTGATGAAGAAATTTTCAAGGTGGAAAATGGGGATTTTATTGAAAATTCTACAAAATACTTTGGGCATTCCTATGACAGCGACAAATTAAAAGGGCTGAGAGATTTCTATAAGCACGCTCAAACT